CGGCTATAATATCGCTCATTGAGATACCCTGTGAGCCTGTGATGCGCTTGAACGCCTCCGTGATAAAAAAATCCCTCTCCCCTGCCGACCTCCATGCGGCGATCTTGCGGCGCTGCCACTCCTCATCCATCTCGGCGGGTTCATCATCCATAAGGAAGTACACGCAAGCCAACTGCTCGTACATCTCACGCTCGGCAATCATGCCAAGCCGCCCTTGAAGGTTCTGCCCGATGGCGATGCAGTCCTGCCTGAGTGCTTTCAAGTCCTTGGCATCCATCGCCCGGTCGATGAGCAACTGCGATACTTCGGTCAGGAATGCCTCGCTGATACCGGCACGAATGTAAAGTTCCTGAATCTCAGCGGCCATGTAGCGGCTGTGCAGGATTTCGTCCGCTTGTTCGATAGCGTAGAAGCTGTGGGTAGTGCCATCGGGTAAGGTGATGACCTTGGCCGGGTCACGGCGTTTCTTGGGGTGCGTTGCTGTCATAGTTTGCGTTTCATGTATTGGTTGAAGTATGTGGTAATGAGGTAGAGGAAGCCATCGACTAGATGCATCCCGTATTCTGTGTTGCCCGATGTCTTGTACAGCTTGTCCTTGCCTTCTTCAGTGGTGGCGAGTTCCAGGTCGGCGATCAGATCAGCCGCCCCGACCGGACAAAGCAGCAGGTTCGGGTGGTTCTGTAACATCGTGTTGGCGAAGATACGCAGTTCCGTCCATGCGTCCGTGCGGGCGAAGTTCAGCAACGGCTTGTCCATCTGATTGGCACCGATGTTCAGTTCCCGCCTTATAATACTGTGCATGGTGGTGTTCACGCTGTCATAGCCTGCCGACCTCGCTCCGCCTGCGGGGTCAGCCGTTACCCGATACACCGCACCGGGGAAGTCTACACGGATGCGGGTGCATAGGTCACGGATGGTGCAGTTGTTCAGCTTGTATGCCTTTACGATGGCACAGAACGTCCCCGGCTGCAACTGAGCCACCACGCAGGTCATCGGGTCGATGTTGAAGTCGAATGCGAGGTATACAGGCAGGGCGGGATTGTATCGCAGCGGTGCTGATGCAATGTGCTTGGTGCGGTCGAAGGCGAAGAAGAACGGGTTTTTGTTCTCGAACGATTCCCAGTCCCCCTCGATCATCCTTGCCCGAACGTCCGGCGGCATCTTGTTCCACACCGCCCATTGGTCCTCTGTGTTGGACGGCTCACCGGTCGGGCTGAGTGGGAAGTACACCTCATCCGGCGGCAGGCTGCCCGTCTTAAATCGCTTGTATAGTTCTGTCTTGATCCATCCGGGGTGCGGGTTGAACGTGGTCAGCACCACCGGGCGGGGTTCGTTGGGTATGTGCCAACTGCCGACACGCTGAAGGACTGCGTTGTAGTATTCCTGTGATACATCTTCCAACTGGTCGAAGAATGCCCCGTTGATCTCAAGGCCAAGTGTATCGGTGAAGTCACGGTCACGGCTCTCGTTGGCACCAACGAAGAAGATACGGCTGCCGGTTGGTCGGTGTGTGATGTGGTAGTTCGCCCTGTTCCGGTTCCAATGCCATTGAGGTGAGTTGCCCAATATCTTACTGAATGTTTCGATAGTTGTGGTTTCAAGGATGGTCAGGTCCTTTCGATGCACCGACCACTTGCTGCCCGGATAGGTCCGGGCCAGTGTTAGCAGTGCCAGTGTGTTGGTGAACGACTTTGCCCCCCTAATCGCCCCTCCTGAGTGAATACGGCGATACGGCGTTAACCCCTGCGCAGAGGCAAGGATAGTCTGGAATAGTTCAAACTGCGTAGGTCTGCCCTCGAAGGTTATGTGCATACGAATGGCCGTCAGGCTGATGGCCTTATAGAGTGATTCTGTATAGTTAGATAGGTAGAACTCTGTTCTATCCTATCGGTATTGTGGCCCCATTCGGCAAGATGATGACCTGTTGTTGCACCTTCTCGCCGTCTGTGGTGATGTCGATCTTGCTGACCTCATCCTCAATGGCTTGCCTGACCTGCTTGAGCGCCTCTGCGTTTCCGTTCTTGGCAAGCACGGCCACTTGTCTGATGTATTCAACGAACGGCTTGCCATCGCCATCAATGAGGCCCATCTGCCGCAGAATCTCTTGTGTGAAGTGGCGTTCGGCCCTTACACGCTGCCATCCCTTGGACTTGGCTTCAGGCGAAGGTTGGTTGTCCTTGGAGAAGGTATTGCCCTCAACTCCCGTGAATGGCTTTGCAGGTAGTTTTTTGGTTGTTTTATCTGCCATCGCTACTTTCGTTAAGTCTATCAAACTCAGCAACTTCGCTATCGGTCAGCTGCCCGATGCACACTGCGAATCGCTTCGATTGGTCGGGGTATTCCGAGTTCATTTTAGTGTCTGCCATGCACCGGCTGATGAACTCTTTAGGGTTCTCTGCTGCTGTTTTTTTGGCTATTGGCATATGACAAAGTTAGCGTTCCGATTTGAATTGACCAAACAAGGCTTTGGCAAACCTGATTGCAGCGGTGCGGGTCATGGCTGTGTGTGTTTATGGAGTTCTGGTATGGGCATCCAATGTGTTATGTTTGTGTAGCCAAATGAATAGAAGCATGTGTCAGAACATTTGCTTGACTGGGTCATATTCCAATAAACAATACCTACCGATGGTTCTTTAGCTGCGGGGTACAATTCAGCTTCTCTGTACCCGATAACGTACACTTGCTGCCCCTTCTCCGGCGTCCTCTCGCTGACGGGGATCCAACGTGTAGCCTCCTCCACGCACCGATCGGCGTAGAGTTGGGCGGCTTGGGCGAAGTAGGATGCCCGGTGGCCTGTTACAAGGGTAGTGCCTACCCCGTATTTCTCCGCCACCTCACGGCAGCAGTCGGTAAAGTTTGGTTTGCGGTTGCTCATTGTTCGGTTGGTTTAAACTGTTTGACATTGGGTACCTGCTCAACTTGTGTGACCGAAATTAAGACGTATGCTTTTTTATTTTCCTTTTTCGACAATCTCAACATCTCTTCAAAAGCATCTTCGTATGTTTCGTGCTTCAGTTTTGGAGGGTAAAGACCACCCTCTACAACTACCATATAAAATGGCGTACAATCTGTTAAAGGTTCAATTCTGCCCTCAAACTTTACTTGTTTTTTCTTCATTGTTCGGTTGCCCTTATCGCTTGGCGGCGTTTGGTGTATTGGCGTGATAAAATTGGGGAGTTATAGTAGTTAGGCGAAAGGGCTAAGACCCTGCATAAATTGAAACCTTGCCTTCCAAAATATCATTTGTTCTTTTTGACATAATATGAGCAAATTCAACTTGACAAAATATTCCACATTCGCCAGTTACTAAGTCAGTTGGGTTTCCTGCTTTTGGGTCTAATTCATCTAAATAAATCTTACCTTCTTTGTTCTTTAAGCAACTTGCACCAACTTCTCTTTCTGCTTCTGCCATTTGCTTAAATATTTCAGGAAAATCAACCCTTATTTTATTCCAATATCCTGCACCACCTTTAACACATCCTATGCAGTTATTGTTATTGTAACCAAGTTTATACATCATTGGTATTTCAATTCCTGCACCGGCTAAAATTCCTGCACATTCATTCTTTGATAGTTTGTTTTCAATCAAAGGGAATAACGGATTTGTGTAGGCATATTGTTCTTGTGTTCGTATTGCCCTGTTAATTTCACTTGCTTCAAATTCATAGCCCCAAACTTGTGCAGCTATTTTAGTTGATTTCTCAAAGTCAAAACGAACATTTTTTTTTAGTTCTTTAGTGCATCTTGCACCACCTGCACCATTTACATATCGAGTTGATAAAACAACGTCTAAATGGTTATCGTACTTCTTGTTTTGTATGGTTTCAATTTCTTGACCATACCATTTTTCACAATCAGCTTTAAATCTCATTGTGTCGGGATGATGGCTTCCTGTTTCAATATAAACAAGTCTAACATTCGGGTATTTCTCAATCGCTAAACGACAAGCAACAGCCGAAGTAATGCCACCAGACCACCATCCAATAACCGCCCCTTCGCCTAACACTGGTTTTGCAAAAGCAAGGGCTTCATCGGTTATTTGAGCATTTGAATTTCTATCAATCATAGGTTCTTAATTTAAAGTTTAGTGGTTCTAATCCCTTGCCTTCGCAAAGCCCTCGAACGTTAGCAGAAGTGCCTACTTTTTTGCTAATTCAAGAAGTAAATCCGCATGACACTTTTCATCAAGCCGACACCAACAACTAAGGTTCTTCCCTTTTAGGCTTGAAACAGCATCGTCTATTTGTGCCATTGATTGATAAAATTCCATCATTGAACCTTCTTTATGTGTGTATGGCAACAACCAAAAGTTATAACATTTTATGGCATCAATAGCGGCTGCATCTCTTGTTTCATAAACAGCATGGCAATGTTTTATCAGCAATTCATTACACCTATCGCTGCCATCTGTTTTTATAGCCCATTTGCCATCTGAATATTTTACAAGCCTAAAAGGATTGCCCCAACGAGTGCCACGACCTACATAAACAATCGGTAATCCATTAGGCGAAACTTGTTTGTGTTGTCGGCTTCGTTGTATTCGCAACGGCACGTCTGCTAACATAATATTGGCTATATTGCCCTGACGTTTTTTGTTCATCTTTTGTCTAAATTTTAAAACATTAGTAATTCTATTAGGCTTCGGGAATGGGCAACATCGCCAATACCCGAACCGTTAGCTACCACCTCCAACTCTCTCTGCCCATTGGCCGTTGTAGAAGACGTACCATCCGCCTATACTAATACAGCCATCAGCATCGGAATCAATTATTCAATTAGATACACGTTCATACCCATCCATTGCCGACTTAAACTTAGTCCCTTTCGGGTACAGCCTCCGTGCCTTGTCGAAATTGCTCTCGGTCTGCTGGGCGGATTGCTGTTCCTTTAACGCGTTCACCCTCGCCTCCAGTTCTGCGATGCGGTCGGGCAGCTCCCGTTGTTGTTCGTTGCTCATGGTGTTGTTCGCCCGTCCGGGCAGGTTAATAAAAAACCCCTACACCTTAATTACGGAGTGCAGCCCGTGTTCAGGTATAGGGGAATAAGATGATAGTATTATGTTCCATCTGCACATGGTAGGACAAAGATAGCGATTAGGTATTGATACTTTGTTATTCTTTTTATCTATACTTTTCTGATACTATATAGAAACTCATCATACCACGAAAGGAACCCTTCAAAATCCCTTGCCACGATATACACCCCACCGGCACGGGCGATGGATTCCCCGTAGGCCACTTGTGCCGCACTCATCCTGTCAGCGCCGATCTTGACCTCGATCTTTACCGACCGCCCGGCAATGGTAGCTGATATGTCTGCGCTGCCCCTGGTACCGGTTGTCGGGGTCCATGTCACCCCCACAGGCTTCAGCTTGCGTCCGGTATGCGGGTCGATGGTCCACTTTTCCCGTGCCTGACCTTGCGTATTGATCCGCTCCGCCTGCCACCCTTCCCATGTGAGGAAGTCGATTATACAGGATGTCAGGCCGTTGGCGGTTGTGTCTGTCTTCGTGTAGAAGACGAAGTTCCTGCACTCTGTTTCGGTCCATGTCGGGTGTTTCGCCTTCAGATGGTTATACAGGGCAGTGAGCAGGCGTTGTTTTGCGGGTTTGGTCATGGTTAAGTGATAGTCACCCTACCGTCACCCCAAGGTGACGGTCAAGGTGACGCTTTTTATAGGGTTAAAGTGTTGATAATTAAGCATTTAAGTGTTAAACCGTCACCCGTCACCCTAAAGGTGACGCTTGCGGAAATTTTTTTTCTGTTCCCTTTCTTTTTCTATACCGTCACCCAAGGTGACGGTTACGGTTTGGTATTGATTATCAGGCATTTAGCTATTTTAGGTGACGGTTAGGTTACGCTTTTAGTTCATTGATCCACTGGAAGACCGTTTTGCGGCTCACCCCCAACAACTCCGCCGCCGCTGCTCGGTTCAGCTTTGGATTCTCATCATACATGGCCTCAAACTTGGCCCTCGGTGTGTTAGCCTTGGCCCCTGCCCTGCGCAGCGCACCCACCTCGACACTATCAGCCCGGACCTTCTTGGCCATAGCTATGAAGTACCGGGACAGCCTGACGGACCGCCGCATGGCCTCTCCGCTGATCTTCAGGTACTCCTCCGGCGCACCACGGAGGCAGAATACGTCAAGGACGTGCAGAAGCAGGGCAAATCGGGCGATATAGCTTGTCTGCTTAGGTAGCATACTCTTCGTGTATTCGTTCTCATTATCGCTGTTCTGAAGGGCGCTGATCTCATTGTAAGCATCCACCCATAGCGCCTTTGCTTCCGGGCTGAGAACGGCATAGTACGGCACGGGCTGCCCTTGTTGGTCATATCCGGTCATGCGGTGCCGGATCTCGGCATACATAGCAGCCACGGTCTGCCGGTACCAGTCCACCAGGGCCGGGTCTATCTCGGCCTCATTGTACGTCTGTGCCTCCACATCGGGGTAAGCGAGCAGCATCCGGTCGATGAACCCGTTATCTTTGTTCTCGTCCGTGAACATGGCGTTCAGCACGCCCGGCTGCACACCTCCGAGAACGGGGATCAGTGGCCGGTCCACGAATGACGATGCACGGGTAAGGCGGTTGAATGCTACGGGCTTGCCGGACCATGCCGATAGCCAAAATTCAAGGTCCGAGCCTGAGCGGTAGCGATTCATGTCTTTGAACCACCCGTTCAGTTCATCTTTGAACACCCCAACGGCATGGTAGCTGTCTTGGTGAAGGTCTACAAGGGCTTCAAGCGTTATGTCATTAACGATGAACTGCGACTTGGATGGTTCAGGCACCTCCTCATGGTTTCGCTTCTCCTCTTTGGTCAGCTTCTCGTACGCCTCGAACTGCTGCCTGCGTTCGATGTACTGCCTTACCTCCCTGTTGTTCTGTTCAATCAGCGGGCGGATGATGGCATCAATGGACGGTGTCTTACCGTAGCCAGGTTTACCTACCACAGCGATCCACACGGCGACTATCTCCTCCCACCCTGCCTTCACCCTGACCCTGATGCTGTTGCCCACGATGACGGACATCATCCACAGCATAGCGGCACCCATATAGTCGGGTGAGAGGCGCAGGGTACGCTCGCACTCACGCATGTAGTGAACGAGGTCAGGCGGGAAGATGTCAAGCGGGAAGGCTGCATCATCGGTGCTGTACGGCGGTTCTTCTTCGACCTCTGCGGGTCGGGCCGACACGGGCGGCTTGACCGGGGCCTTGCGTGTGCCGTACCCCTGCGCATAGAGGTCAGCGGCTGCGGCCTTGAAGTCCCCGTTGTGGTAGCGATAGGCGAACAGGTGGAAGGGGAACAGCAGGCGTTCGTGCGGATAGCGGGTCCCCGTTGTGAACAGGAACAGGCCACCGCTGTCACGGTAGATGTATCCGCTGTGCGGGCTATCTGCCCCGTGCCGGCGGATGACTGTCATGGTGCTGAGCTGCCGGATGACCTTGAACTCATCGCCCACTACATCGGACCATGTGTGCCGGCGGTTGTAGTCAGCCCACGGGGTAAGCTGTTCGCCGGTATACTCCTTGGCTGTCTTGCGTGCTGCGGTGTCATCGGGTTGCGCCTCATCGCTGATGTAGTGGAAGGTGCGGCATATCTGCCACAGCGTGTCCCGGTCCCGTTGGTCGATGCGTTGGATCTCCGAGTAGCCCAGTTTGCTGATCCTGTTATCGTACACGAACACATATCCCCCCGCCCCACGGGTTTCGATGACGGCACCGGTGTGGCCATTGAGGGTAGCGAGTTTGCTGTTCCCCGCCGGTTGCTCGCACCGGTATAGGATATGGTAGCCCTGGTTTCGGGTCTTGTAGATGACGAACTTCAGGTCAAAGTCGTCGATGTTATCCCGCAGGAAGGAAAGCAGTTCCTCCCAAAAGGCCTGCTGTTCGGGCAGTGTTGGGAATACCTTTAGGTCCACATCAACCACCTCAAGGCCGTTATACCCGCAGACAAGACCGATGCCCTGCGTGGATTCGCTGTGTCCGTCACCGGTGAAGTAGTATCGCTGTTCGAACTCTTCAGGGGTGTATGGTTTGGTCTGAAGGGCCTTCCACGGGCCGTTCGGGCGTTTGTTGGTTCCAACTGTAAGCAGGCTGTAGCCGGACTGGAGTAGTTTCTTGCAGAGGGGTAATGGGGTGAGGTGCATTGGCACGCAGGGTGTCTATGAATGAAAAACCCCTGACGGATGCCCCGGTGGAACACCGGCGAGCCGGTCGGGACCCCCGTCAGGGGCAATGGTGTTAAAGTTATGACCGCAGGTTCCACGCTGCGTATGGGGTAAAGAACTGATGCGAAGATAAAAAGTCACGGCATTTTCATTGATGCGACTTATGCACAGCAAGTAAAGACCTGACTGCTGTTCTGATAAGTCTATGCCGCTCGGTTCGTGTTGACCTGCATACGGGGCAGGTTGGTATAAGGTAACGTGCATGGCCGCAGTCCCGGCAGAGTTGCACAGCGTCACGGGTGACTGCCTTAAGCGGTGAGCAGTCGGGTTGCTCTGTCAGCGTTAGCCCGATCCGCCGTGCGAACTCTTGCCAGATAGCGGTCATAGTTAAAAGGGCAGGTCGGGTTGCTCCGTGGTGAATGTGGCGAGTGTTTCGGTCACATCCGCGGGAATGGTCGGCACTTCGGTCTGCTGCTGCGCTTCGATGCGCCATGCGTCCAATGTGTTGAACCATGATGTCTTGCCGTCCTTTTCCCACCTGCGGCCACGCAGGTTGTAACTGATTGTGACAGACTGCCCGACTTTGATACCGTACTTCTCGATGGTGTCGCAGCGATCTTGGCTTAGTTGGAATGCTACCTCTTGCGGGTATTGCGTGTCTGTGTCAGTTTTCAGCACAATAGTCCGTTTGCGAAACTTCTCGCTGACTTGTTCTGTTGGTCCGATGTGGAGGACCTGCCCGAAGGCTTGGGGTGAATTGCTCATATATGAGGGGTTTAATAAGTGACTATGTTGTATTTGCGCCAAAAATGTGCGGCAATATGGTAGTTAGCGGAAATGCCTATTGACAAAATCCTTCGATAATAAATTGCTTTTGACATTGTGGACAAGTCGCTTCGTAATCTCCATCTACTCCGTCAGTAGGGAATGAATGCCCCATTGTTTTTTCAAACCATTGCATGTCGTAAGATTGATATACATTCTCATCGCAGTGAGGGCATTGAACGGTGAAATCAATCATAATAGTGCCAGTAACTTTAGGCACTTCCGCTAACAGCACATTGCCAATAGCGGGGTTTTCGTTGTTAATTGTTGCTTCTTGCATCTTTTGAAATTTAGTGGTTAAGCCGAACATTTGTGGTTCTAAGTCCCCGCCATCGGCAATCTGCGAGAACGTTATACCTTTACTTTCCCCATCCATTTGTCAAGTAATACATTGACCTGCATTCTGTTCATTCATTAGGTCTTCCGCCGTCTGTTCCAGCCTCCGCAGCCGTTCATCATCAAGCGTTAAGGCCATGAATAGGATGTTGTCGAAGGCGATAGTTTCCCAGTTGTCGGCGATTTCCTTGCGTATGACAGCTGCGAGTTCGGGCGTAGTGCGGAGGCAAATATCCCGCTCAATGCTTTCGGCTTTCTTCCTGGTATCGGTGAGGAACTTTTTTGCCGTGCCTGTAACGCCTTCTTCGATTATAATCTGATCAATATACCGCTTCATATTAGCAGCGGCAACGAGTACGGCTTTAATGTAGAATGTTGCGGGGTGGCTCATGCGGCGTAGGCTTTAAGGTGAAGCCCTGTGATTGATGGACATGGGTACTTCTGCACTGCGTAGTGCTGCCGAGCGATTCCGATGGCGTGGTCAAGTGCAGCGGCCACATGGTCCACGCTGCGGGCAACATGACCGATTACATTGCAGGCGTGCAGCACGGTTGTGTGGTCAGCACCGCCCACTACGGTCAGCCTTCCGGTTTCCGTTAGCTGCATCCCGCAGCCACGGACCAGGGCGAATTGAAGCACTTGGCGGGCATCGACAATGTTGCGAATCCTGCGAGGTATGAAGATGTCGGCTGCGTTCAGGCGGAAGAATGGTGCGATGGCTTCCGCAAGCTGCTGCACGATAGGCGGCAGGGTGTGGTAGTGGTCTGCTGTGAGGGATGCGTATCGCTTCCGCAGGTCGTTGATGTTGAATGTTACTGGCATTGTGATGATGTTTTGATGTGTTGTGGTCGGGACAGGATTCGAACCTGCGTCAATTAGGAGAGCGACTCCTAAGCGTCACCATTGCGCCACCCGACCATTCGGCAGACTTTACCCCGTCTGCCATGGGGCCATGCAACAGATTACTCAGGCATATTCTTGAGATGATTGCTGATGTCGGTCTGCGAGTAGTTACGCCCTGCCAGTATAGGGTCCATAGTGTTGGCCTTAGCTTCAGCTACCATGCGCTCATACTCGGCCTTGGTGATACCCTCGTACACCCGTGCGATCATGTGCCGCTGTGCTTCGGGGTCGTACCCTGCGCTCTCAATCAGTTGCACAAGGTAGTCCGCCTGCCGGTCGCTGATGGTGTAGTCGCTGTCAGCGATGGCGATAGCTTCAGCGGCCCGGTTGAACTGGTCGGACTTCGGCAGGTACTTGAATATGCGTTTGATGACGGTCTTTCGTGCCATCTCGCCATAGTCGCTCTCCCATGTGCAGGACTTGACCTTGCCGGCTTGAAATGCCTTGTAGGATTCCGACCGTTCACGGATCTCGTTCACTTCTTCGGCGGTCATGACTTCGAATTGTTTGGCACCATCGCTGAGCGTTGCAACAGCGTAGACGTGGGTCATGGTCTTACTCTTGAACTTCGGCTTATGGATTAGTTCGGCGGTCGTTCCGTATTGCACCTCGAAGTCATCGCCATCGTACACCGGATGGGCGTAGATGCTTCGGATGCTGCCTGTATCGGTCAGCAGGCGGATGAGCCCCTGATAGGATGGCTCCAACACGGCTTGCATTCCACCGGCGGACCAACGTGGGATCAGGTATGCCAGTTTCGTTACAGGGTTAAGGCTAAGGCCGGTTAGGGCGATGTTGAAAACGGCTTTTTGCAGTGATTCTTTGGAGCATTTTTGAAGCCCTGCGCTGCCGTTAATGGCTTGCATGGCAAATGATACCTCCCGCTGTACGGTGTCAGCATCGAGCAGGCTGCTCATGCGGGCCTTAACAGGCTCCATCTCTTGCTGTGTGATGATTGCTGTACTCATGGCTGAATGGATTGTTGGTACATAGATTCGATGTGATTGAAGGTGTGCTTAGCGGCTGCACGGTACTCATCAGCGGTTATTTCGGCTCCGGGCTGATATTCCCGCAGGGCTTCTTCGGCTGTCATGGAATTAATGAACCCACGGTTCAGCGACTCCCACCAATGTGCGACAACTGCTTGTTCTTCACTGAATACGGCATAGGCTGATGCGCCTGCACGGAAGTATAGCGGGAACTTGACCTCTACTGATACTGGTTTGTTGATGATGACTTGCATGATGTTGTTGTTTTGTGCAATGATAATGAGTGATGTTGATAAATCCTAATCCATTGTATGAATTGATGCGTCTGCGCCAGGTGCGGAGGAGTACCGCCGTCCTTCCGGCGCAGCGTCCCGCATCAGTTGGCACTCACGCTGCTGAATGACAGCATAGGCGAGTGTGTGGTGCTGTTCGTATGCGCCCCACAGGTAGTCTGCGAAGTGGCGGCAAGTGTCAAGCTGAAGGACTGTGGTGCATGATGCAACGATGTCGTGGAATTTGGCGGGTAGCATTAGTTGAAAAAGATTTTAAGATTATTGTTTAGGCGTGTGATTTCTTTTTGCAGGTAGTCGATAGCGCTGTCTGATTCATTGGCATAGGCCCACAGCAGGCGGTCTTGCTGCATCTTTTTATTTTCCTGCCATACTTGCCACAGTGGTATGAACTTGTAAGGCTCAATGTGCGGTTGGCGGGCAATATGCCTATTCGTCTTCGTATTGTGCATTGTCTGATATGATTGCGAGTGAACAGATACCAATGAAGAACAGTGCTAAGGCGCACAGCAGCCATACGAGCGGACTCATGATTCGAGCGCCTCCTCACGCTTGTTAATTATGCGGCGGGCCGCTTCTCTGATGTCCCATGCCGTATCGTAGTTGGTGCCACGGCCGGTAAGGTAGTTGTTGACCGATGCGGCGCTGAGGCCGGTCATAAATGCGATTTCGGTTCGATCCCGTGATGTGATGTTCTCACGCAGACGGATTAGGTCTTCTTTGATGATTTTCAGATGGTCCATGTGTTTATTGTTTTTGAGTGATTATGCTTTGCCTTGAAGGTAATCCCATTCGTTAGGAAATGCTGAGTTATCAGGTCCTGCGCAGATTTCCTCCCGATGCTGCGGTGATTCGTAGTGAATCCAATTTTCGATAGCTTCCGAGCAGCGATAGCGTGTCGGCTTGTGCAGGCATACTTCGTCTACGGCTTGGAAGATGCGGTCATAATCATCGTGTGAGTATGCCCAATCGTGTTTGGTCATGTAGGCCGTGAACATAGCTGCGATGTCATCGGTATCGGCTACCTCATCGGGTGTATTGACAAGGTGGAAGAGCAGGTCAGCGAGTTGTCTGCGCTGTTCGGGTGTGAGTTGTTCCATAGTTGTTTGTATTGTTGCCCTGACCAGCGGGCCGCTGTTTCTGAATGCAATACTACGCCCACCCCGCCCAATTCGCCAAATTTTCTTTTAATTTTCTTACAAAGTTGCGATGAATAGCAGGAAATTAGCGGTGAATGACATAAAAAACCCCGCCCCGTAGACACAGGGCAGGGTATCAACATGAAAACAACAACATCGGTGGGGTTATTCTTCCCCGTTTAGGTTGAACATTTCATCGTATAGGTTGCCAATAGCACCATCAATCAGGCGCAGGGAGCGCTTTATCACCCTTCGCTTAAGACGCTCGTATTGCTCAGGCAGTAATGCCGTATCAACCGCCTGCACCGCATCAATGGCATTGGCAGCGGAGGTGATGAACTCCGTGTCGGTAGTCGGGTCGATCCATACTGCTTCGGTATCGTCCTGCGCATCCAAGTCTGGGTGTGGTGCGGGTGTTTCACCCATCGATGATGTTGCCATTGTGGTCGGTGGTATAATTATGGAATCGGTAGCTACCGTCTGAATTTACTTTGACATGGGCGAATCCTGTGAAATTCTGCGCTATCTGCGGGTTGTAGTCAGGGTATCGCTCACAGGCGCAGCCTATGGTATAAGTGCGGAAGGTCTTACCATTCGCATCGGTAACAATGTTTGAGGATGGGGTGTGCAGATGACCGATGGCCATGTCTGTAAATGCCTTGTTCCATACGGCCTTAGCTGCTGACCCTGCCCCTCTGCTTTTGGCTATGTGGTGGCCGTGGGCAAGGCCAAGGTTGCCCGCCCTGACAATGGCCTTATCGCTGTACGTTTTAATCCGCAGGTCATTGAGCCGCAGACGCTCTTCCATAGTGAAGTATGAATCACCGAACAATATCCGGCAGTTGCGGCGTAGATAATGTTCAAGGCGGATGTCATGGTTTCCCTTTATCCAAAAAATGTCCTGAGTTTTGAACTGGCCCCGCAACAATTCAAGGAAAGCACGGGCGGCATCGAACTCTTCAACCGTGCTTCGTTTCTCCGGATCAGCTTCGAAACGGCTTGCCCCGTGAAAATCTATCACATCACCGAGCAGACCGATAGTGTTTACTTTCTGTTCTTTAAAGTAGCGAATCGCCTCGGAGATTGTTGGGATATGCTGATAAGGGAAGTGCGGGTCTGTAATTATCCCAATGTTATTGTTACACACAGGCAAATCAAGCAGGATAGGCTCACGGGCGTATGATTCCGGTAGTCCATACGGGTTCTTGGGACGTTCTTCTTGCATTTTATGCGTCACCTTAATGCCATTCCCTTTGTTGCCGCATTTGCCCTCAATTTGCCGCAATGTTGTACGGGCATTCTCTACGTTTGGAAACAGCTTGGGGCGCTGTATGTGCATCAGGGTAGCCAATTGTTTAGTCGGCACATCCATGCCGTACTTGTCTCTGTATTGTCGTGCAATGTCTGCTTTGTTGACCTGCATACGCTATTGGGTTAGTCTGATAAATCCTATGCAGCTGCTAATAGCCCGCCCGCCCGGTTTGCGGCATACCTCATGCCCTTCACGGCTTCCCTCATCATTACTATTCCCCTCAATGGTCATAATTCGGTCACCTTGTACCCGCTCAACGAATCCGATGTGGCCAAGCCCACGACCGAATGACATCACAAACAGATCCCCACGGCGTGGCGTGCTTACACGATGCCCGGTACCTCGCATGGCGTTCCATTGCGCCATCACGCCACCGGTCTTGTGCAGCGGGTTGGCCACCTTGGCTTCACGGGCTGCCTTGTCCACGCACCAGTAGGCGAATGCCATGCACCATGCGGCGGGGAATGTAATACCGACCGATGCGAGGTAACCCTGCACAGCCGGCCCCCAGTTGGACCCACGGGGTTCTTCACAGCGGCCAAGCTGCGACCGAGCAACGGATAGCACACGGTCGGCGAGGCTCATTTCAGGTTCAAGAGGTTGCAGGTATTGAAGGCTCACCCATCCACGATGCGTTAACCCCCATCCATTTGACTGTTCTGTCACTTGCACTTTCTCGTGCTGAGCGTATGTACCGATTATGGTCGCTGTTGGCGATGGTGCTGTTCGAATGTTGAGCCGTGTTGCTGTTACTTTGTGCGATTCCATGCGAATGGGTTAAGCAATGATAGGAACTCAGCGATTCGCCGGAGTATAGACCCTGCTCGTGTAGTATGCTCAGTCTCCGAGTATGCCTGTAAAGCATTCCGCAGGGCTATAAGCAGCAGTTGTTTGGCATCCCTTGGGTCAATATCAGCAGCAGCCATATATCCAAGTTCACGGCGCACGATGTAGTTATACTGCGGCACACGGCGTTGGAAGTATGTAATGTCCTGATCGGTCAGGAGATATTCGTATTCGCTCATCCTTGTGCTTCGGCCCCCTTGCCGTAGTTTTTGTACTCAGGGTTAAGGTAGTTCAGGATTACAGGCATACCGGCTACTACGCCGGCAGTGGCGAGTGCCTTGATACTTTCCATATCCATGCACCACAAATCATCCATTGCAATCCAAAG